CATATGCCCACACCAACATCATTCAAAGACGCTCAAGCTCTTAACGATATTGAACGTAATGTTCGTCAATATAAAGACTTGGACTTATTCTTTGTTAGAAAGAAATTGTCTTCGAAAGATAGTGATGGTGCAGTAACAGTAAGCGGTGCAAAATCTGATATTGATAAGGTAACAGACATTACAGCTGTAAAGCGTTCTATCCGAAATCTAGTATTAACTAATCATTACGAAAAACCTTTTCACCCAGAAATCGGTTGTGGTGTAAGAGAATTGTTATTTGAATTGATGACTCCCTTAACTGCACATCTTTTGACTAGAAAGGTAGAAGATGTTATAACTCAATATGAACCAAGAGCGCAATTGGTTGGTGTTAGAGCAACACCAGATTTAGATCGCAATGCGTATGAGTTGACTGTAGAATTTTATGTCTTAAATGCTCCAACTGAGTTAGTAGACCTAACCGTACTATTAGAGAGATTGCGATAATGGCAATAAACACAAAAAGATTAAATGTAACAGAGTTTGACTTTGATGAGGTCAAAAATAACCTTAAAGTTTTTTTATCTGGACAAACAGAATTTACGGATTATGATTTCGAAGGTTCTGGAATGAACGCACTACTAGATGTTCTTGCATACAACACTCACTATCTGGGTTTCAATGCAAACATGTTAGCAAACGAGATGTTTCTAGACAGCGCATCTCTTAGGTCAAGTGTAGTTTCTCATGCAAAAACTTTAGGGTATATTCCCAACTCTGCTAGGGCTGCGGTTGCGACAGTTAATATTTCGTTGAACACAACTTCTGTGACTAGTGCAACTATGCCAGCTGGAACGGTATTTAACTCTACTGTAAATGGAACAGACTATCAGTTTGTTACATCTGATGCAGTAACAGCATCCAATACTGGTTCTTCGATTCCTTTTGTTTTAACTAAAATCTATGAGGGAACTTTTGTAACAACCAGATATACTGTAGACTCAACAGACGCAGACCAAAGATTTCTTGTTCCCAATAAAAGAGCAGATACTTCTACATTAAAAGTTGTAGTACAGAATTCAAGCTCGGATAGCACCTCCACTACGTTCACACAAGCAACAGACATAACACAAGTTACTGCTGAAAGTGATGTTTATTTTTTACAGGAAGTAGAGAACGGAAAGTTTGAGGTATATTTTGGTGATGGAGTTATTGGTACTGCATTGTCTGATGGTAATATTGTAATACTTACTTACGTTGTCAGCAATACCACAGACGCAAACGGCGCATCTATTTTCAAATCAAATGCTGGAATTGCAAGTGTTTCTGATGTATCAGTTGAAGTTGTAGATGTTGCAAACGGTGGCTCAGAACCAGAAACTATTACGTCTATAAAATATAATGCACCACTAGATTATGCATCTCAAGGAAGATGCGTAACTACTGAAGATTATAAAGTGTATGCTAAAAAACTTTATGCAAACGCACAGTCGGTGCAAGTGTTTGGTGGAGAAAATGGTTCGTTTGATTCTAGTCTTGGTGTTGTTAGTAATGCTGAATATGGTAAAGTATTTATTTCTATTGTCGCAACAACAGGATTAAATTTAACTGCAACAGAAAAAAAACAACTCGTATCTGATTTTGCAAAATATACTGTTGCATCTATTACTCCAGTTATTGTTGACCCAGAAACAACTTTCTTAATTTTAAATGTAACATTTAAATATGATTCTAACAAAACAACATTAGCTTTAAGTCAAGTAGAATCCGAAGTAGTTTCTGCAATAACATCATATGATACAAACAATCTTGGTGAATTTGAAAAGTTGTTTAGACATTCTCAAGTTACTAGACTTATTGATGACGCAAATGTTTCGGTATTAAGTAATACCACTAATGTTACTTTGGGTAAATTTTTTACTCCAACAACTACCGCTTCCACATCGTATTATATTTACTTCAACAATGCACTTTACAATCCTCACTCTGGACATAATGCAGCAAGCGGTGGAATACTTGCATCAACAGGATTTTTCATTAGTGGTGATACAACAAATGAACATTTCTTTGATGATAATGGTGAGGGAATTTTAAGACTTTATTATGTTCAAGCTGGTTCAAGGGTGTATGTTGATTCCACTGCTGGAACGGTAAATTATGCAACAGGTGAGGTCTTTATAGAGTCAGTTTTCATAACTACAGTTTCAGATGTTGATGGTGAAACTTCAACACAAGTTCGTCTTACTGTTATTCCAAACTCAAAAGATATTGTTCCAGTTCGTAATCAGATATTAAAACTTGACCTTACAAATAGTACAATAACAGGACAGGTTGATACTGTCGCGGTAGGTGATGGAACTTCAGCTGCCACTTATACAACAAGTACTTCTTACAGTACACCATCTGGGTATTAAAGAATGGCTCCTTTTGATGGCGACATAGACCCTACAGGGAATTTAACATCAAAAATAAGTACGTTAATTGACGGGCAGTTGCCTGATTTTATTCAGGCAGACCACCCCATATTTTCCGTATTTCTAAAACAATATTATGAATATTTAGAAGCTGCTGAACTTAGAGTCACAGTAAATATTGATAATCTTATTTTAGAAACAGAAACCAACTCTAAAGTTTTAGATGTTGATGGTAATAAAATTGTTTTAGAGGAAGGAGCAGGAACAGAAGGAAAATTTATTGTAGGCGAAACCATAACTGGTGGAACTTCAAAAGCAACTGCAAAAATTCTGTCAGACGATTTAGGTAACACTACCACCCCAAGAATTTTTATTACCTCTCAACAAAAATTTGTAACAGGCGAAACCATCACTGGTGGAACTTCTTCTTCAAGTGCAGTAGTCACAAGGTATCGTGCAAACCCTGTACAGACCATACAACAACTGTTGGCCTACGCAGATATTGATAATACCATATATGATTTCTTAGACCAATTCCGAGATGAGTTTATGAACGCAATTCCTTTGACGCTCGCAGACGGCGTGTCAAAGAGAAGTCTTGTTAAAAATATTCGTGAACTCTATAGAGCAAAGGGTACATCAGAAGGACATAAAATATTCTTCAATATGATACTTGGTGAAACACCAGAAATACTATATCCAAATCAATATATGGTGAGAGCTTCTGGTGGTAATTGGGGTAACAAACTTATTATGCGAGTTGCTCCATCATCAAGTTCTGTTGGAGATCAAGCAATTGGTCAAAAGATTACAGGACAGACCTCTGGCGCATCAGCTGTTGTTGTTTCATCTTTGGCAGTAAATGAATCTTCAGTTTCAATAATAGAATTTGAACTTAATCGTGATTCTATATCAACGAGCGATGCTCCATTCGCTAGAGGCGAAACAATACAAGTAGTTTCAAATGTCACTGACACGTTAATGTCATTTACAGTCAATTCAATAGTATCATCAGTAACAGTTAATGAAGGGGGTGCGCTATATGGTGCATCTGAAATTTTTCCTCTTGATACTGATGAAAATATTGGTAACGGTGAAGCAACAGCCAGAGTTGGTAGCATTAATTCTGGTGAAGTTAGTGGTGTTGTTATTGATGATGCTGGAACAAAATATCAAGTTGAAGATGTTCTGACTTTTACTACCACAGATTCTAATACCTCAACCGCAGCTGGATTTGTTTCTATAATTGATGGTTCAATAGTTATTAACGGTACAGACAAATACTCTACAGATGGTGGAGACTTTTTAGTCTTTGAAGATGCAACAACGGAACAAGAATATCTAATTGACATAGAACTTGAAACTGCAACGCAAGAAGCAAATGGTCAAAAACTATTACTTAACGGAACTGATGGTGATTCGCTTCATGCTGGCCATAGTCTTATATTAGAAACAACATTTGTCGGATTAGATACTTACGGAACAGCTGGTGGTGATCAAATTGCAATTGAAGAAGGAACAGATTATACTGGTGGAATAGCAAAAATAATTCTTACGAATGGTGGTTCTGGATACAATAAACTTCCAACAGTTACAGTCACATCTAATTCAGGCACAAGTACAAAACTTTTTGCAACAACAGATAACATTGGAGCGGTAGGAGAAGTAGATATTACTAATGCTGGTTTTGCATATACTGCTGAACCAACTTCAGATTTTAATGCAAACTTTGTTCTTAAAGATATAACAGGAACTTTTGCAGCTAACGAAACTCTTGCTTCATCAGGTCACACAGGAACAATTGTTTCTTTTGACGATACCACTAATGTATTAAAAACTTCATTTGATAATGTTGTAAGATCAGAATTAGAAGTTGCAGATGAAGAAGGTATCACGCTTGAAGATTCTTTGAGAGTCGGTGGTGATAACTTAGACACCAGAATGATTTTTGATGATACTCTTGACGAAGAAGAATTTATTTTAACAGAAGATGGTGTTGAGTTTATTGGACTTAACGCAACTGCTACAGATGATGAGTATCTTGTTCTTGATGATGGTACAGGAGAAACAGCTGGTAGCGCGATTGTTTTAGAATCTCCAGATAATGTAATTAACTTTCCTATACAACTTGAAAATGGCGCAAGAGATGGTACTAATGTTGGTGACAGAATTTTAAATGAAGATGGAATTCATAATATTGTTGCAGAAGTTGCTGAATCTATTGGTGCATCTTCATATCAATTAGAAAGAATAATAACCGAAGAATCTACACAACTTCCTTCTGCGATACAAGATGGTGACAGCAGACTTATAACTAACGCTGCATTTGATACAGTAGAATCTGGCAATCATACTGGATTCTTTCTTTTAGATGGAACAGACACAACTGTTGTAGATGGTTTATTCACAGATGAAAATAGTAAATTATTGAATGAAGAATTTGGTGATAACAATCAAATTGTTTTGGACGGAACTGACTCAGACGGAACAGATGAAAATGCATTACTGTTACAAAATGTTGATGAGGGTGACGGTCAAATAATATTTGATGGTACTGATTCATCTGGTACAGATGAAAATGGCCATGTTGTTTTCACAACCATAGATTTCTTTGAAGATGCAACAGGTATCAATCCACACCCAACTACAATTACATCGTCAAGTGGGGCATCAGCAAAAATTGCTAAAGCTAATATTGCTTCGGGTGTTGCAGTAATTTCTACAACGGCTGAAACTGCAAAAACATACGGACAAGATATTACGAGTCTTATTGGTGAAGATTTAAATCGTATTCAAGATTCTTATTACTACCAACAATTCTCATATGAAATTCAAGCAGGATTTGGAACTAGCACATATCTAGAACAATTGAAAAAAGCAGTACACCCAGCTGGGTTTGCAGTATTTGGTAAAGTTAAAATATCTTCATCTGTTTCAGCTGCAATAACAAACGCTGGTTCTTCTCTTGGTGGTGGTTACTATAGTGACCTCAACGCAGTTGCACCAGAAGATAAGTTCTCTCCAATACTTGCATCTACATTTGAAGTTCTGTTTGATGAAACATTCCAAAGACGTTTGGGAACAAACCCACAGGGTAATGAGGTGGGAGCATACGAACAAAGAGTTATTCTAGAAGATGCTGAAGATGTAACATTTATCACTGATGCGATTCTTTTAAATGGAACAGACTCAAGTTCAAGTGATGCTGGTTCTTTTTTAAGAGAAGAAGAAACTACATTTATACGACTTGATGAAAGAATACAAATAGAAGAAGCAACAGACACAACCGCAACATCTCCTGAGAGTTTTATTATTCAAGAGAGTGGTGGTGACAGAATTATCTCTGAAGCTGGTATCGCACTTTCAAACAATCTTGCATTAGATGGCACAGGCGATAGCGGTCATGTAAGTCCGACAGATGCTGGTGGGGATATTCTTCTTGATGGAACGGATTCAGACGGAACTGATTATGAAAGTTCTTTAGAATTAGAGATTGCATCTTCTGACCATGTAGGCAAATTTAATTTATACGCTTTAACTAATGAGGACAATACTCTTCTCAATGAAGCTGGTGGTTCTCAACAACTAGAAACTTCTAATGTTGGTGGTGGAAGTGACTATGACTTATCTATTGTATCTATTATTAGCACGAAAGTTAATATACCTCTTGCAACGCCAAGACGTGCTAATAATGGATTGACATTACTTGGAGTAGACCCATTCCACAATTCTTCTACTTCTATTGGTGTAGAAAAGGGAACACTAACAAATGGTAGGTTAGTATTAAATTTTGGTGAAGATCGTTTTGGTATTATCGTTGATGAAGGTGAAGGCCTTCTCATGGAAGATGACACGAACAACAATTCTCACTTTAGGTTTGATAATATTTTAGAATACACTAATGATAAAATAGTTTTAAATGGAACGGATGGAAGTTCGACTAATGCTGGAGATAGTATTGTACTAAACGGTACAGACGAAAATTCTTCTAATGCAGACGCAGATATAATTGGAGAAAGTGTTCTTACTTATGACAACATTACTTTGTCAGATATTATTCGCCCAGATTTAATTGTGTTAAGTCATGATTCACAACTAGGTGATGACCGCGGCCAAGATCATGAAATTGATTCTGCAAACACACAACCATCTGAACCAGTTGCAATACTATTAGAGGAAAGTCAAGCATCTGGATTTTTTAGACAAGAAAATGAAACAACTGCTCCTGATCATCACGGCGACAAGATAGTTCTTGAAGATAAAACTGGTGTTGGATTTAATAACAAATTAATATTTGAAAGTGACAGACTTGAAGCTGAAGATGGTTCAAGTAGTGGAACAATACCATTCCAAAATTTAACTAACTCAAACTTTGAACCGTTTGCTCGTGCAAGTTTTGTTGAGACTACCGAATATGGTGCGATTGATTTAGAAGATGATGCGTTTGAAGTTACAAACATTCAACTAGAAGATGGTCATGGTGGTGATGGGAATAATCTGATATATGATGGAACGAACATTAAACAGTTATACGCAGGCATGCCAATCGCAATGCAATCCTTCTTTGATACTACAATAAACTATGGTGAAGGTGCAGTGGTATTAAATGGAACAGATGGCTCTTCCACAAATGCTGGGGATAGATTTAGATTTGAATTAGCAACAGACGAAAACATTGATAATAATTATCCTGCCGTTGCAGACAGTGGTGGTGTTGGTGGTTTTGATGTTTCGCGATCAATACGATTTAGTTCAACCGCAAAAACTTTTGATGCTGCTGCATAAAGCGTTATAAATAGATTAGATATATAGGAAATTAAAAAATGGCATACCAATCACTAGATTTAGGAACATCGGCCGATGACGGAACAGGGGATAGTCTGCGAGTTGGTGGTGATAAAATCAATGACAATTTCTCAGAGATTTATACACTACTAGGAACTGGAACTGCGCTTACATCTGGTCTTAGTGCAACTGCAACGGTAGTTACACTTAGTTCAGCAGTCGGAACATTTACGACACTAACGCCTGCGGCCGCAGATGGTACTGCACTAGGAAGTGCATCGCTAGAATGGAGTGACCTTTTTCTTGCAGATGGAGCAGTTATTAATCTTGGTGCAGATCAAGATGTAACACTTACTCATATGGCTGATACTGGACTGCTCCTAAATGGTTCAAGACAATTTCAGTTTGGTGATTCTGGAACGTATATTCATCAAAGTGCAGATGGAGTTTTAGACCTAGTATCTGATACAGAAATAGAGATTAATGCTACAACTATTGATATTAATGGCGCAGTAGATATATCAGGCGCAACAACAACTGCTGCTATAACTGCAAGTGGTATCATAAAAACAGATGACGCTACAGATGCCACAAGTACAACAGATGGTTCATTACAAACTGATGGTGGTCTGTCAGTAGCAAAAAATGTTATTGCTGGTAACGATATTAAACTTCAGTCAGATGCGTCTGTGATAGCATTTGGGGTAAATGATGACGTTACTTTAACTCATGTCCATAATACAGGTCTGTTAATTAACAGCAGCAGACAGTTACAATTCAATGATGCCTCTCAGAATATTAACGCACCAAGCGCTACAGTTCTGGACATTAATGCAACAGACGAAATTGAACTTAACGCAACTCTTGTGGATGTAAATGCCCATCTAGATGTATCAGGCACATATACAGGTGCTGGTCTTATGACTCTAACAACCGCTTCTGGCGAGAACAAGTTAACGGTTAGAGCAGATGCAGCTTCTCAACAATCTTCCCTTTCTCTTCAAGTACAAGCAGATACGCCGGGGCAAACTGTAATATATTTTGGTAAAGTAGGTGCAACCACTAATGGCCAGCTGGGCTATAACCCCACTAATGATAAAATGACCTTTTTTACCAATAACTCAGAAAAAATGAGTTTAACTACTGATGGTCTTTTGACTATTACAGATGACCTTGTAATTAAAACTGGTGGTACAATAGGTGGTGCAAACGATACAGACTTATTGACTCTCACCAGTGGTGTTTTAACAGTTGCTGGAGAGGTAGTAGGAACAGGGTTCACAGGTACTTTAGATGGTATTTTGGGGAGTGGAACAGCAGCTGCTGCAACCACTACTACTCTTGCTTCTACTACTATAACTGCTAGTGGTATTATTAAAACAGATGACACAACCGAAGCTACATCAACTACGGATGGCAGTTTGCAAACCGATGGCGGTCTATCCGTGGTTAAAGACGCAGTATTTGGTGATGACGTTAAGTTGTTATCTGATTCATCGGTTATTGCTTTAGGTGCAGATGGTGACGTAACAATTACTCATGTTGCAGATACAGGTATTGCATTAAATACGAAAAACATTACAGGTGCTACTAGCATAAGTGGAGGCGCATTAGGCGGTCGTAGAAATGCAATTTACAATCCTACCTTTTCAGTTAATCAGCGTCACGGCACTGGCGCAAACACAACAATGAACACCTACGCTATGGACAGGTGGCGTTGTTTTGGCGGTGGTAGTGGTCAAGCACATTCATGGACAACTAGATCAGACGCAGGAGAAGGTGACGGTTATTATTCACGTTTTCAAAGACCTGTTAGCAATACCGCAACTGCACAAATGGGTATAGCGCAAGGGTTAGAAACTATAGATTCTCGGTACTTTGCAGGTAAAGAAGTAACGCTTTCTTTTAGAGCTAGAGGTGGTGCTAATTGGAGTCCAACTTCAGGAAACGTAGCCTTTAAACTTGTCGGAGGAGAAGGCACAGACCAAAACCCAGTAGGTATGACTACCACTGAAGCTATTATCACGATTACGGCAGCAATACCGCAAGGTGGTGGATTTGTTCAGTATTCTGGAACAGGCACTGTACCTGCTGATAAAACTCAACTAGCAATACAAATCTCATGGAATACTGTGGGAACAGCAGGAGCAAATGACTATTGGGACATGCGAGAAGTACAATTAGAACTTGGCGGCACAGTAACGCAATTTGAGCAACGAACTTATGGCGAAGAATTTCAATTATGTCAAAGATATTTTGAAAAGTCTGATGACCCTGTATTTCATATAAATTGTGGGGCAGCAGCAAGTCAAGTACAAAGACTTTCTATTAGATACGCAACACAAAAGTGGGAAGATGCAACTCTTGTAGTTAGCTCTAGTACATCTGGATTAAGTGGCGCGGTTACAAATGGTGTTGATGGGTTTACTCTAGGATTTACTGGCAGTGATTTAGACATTCATCACATCACATTTACAGCAGAATCGGAGTTATAATATGTCAAGTTTAGAAATAATAGATTTAACAGTTTTAAGATATAAAAAGTATGAAGATGGTTCGGGAAATTTAATCACCAATGCAATTAAGCGAATAGATTGCACCCCAAATCTTTTTATTCCAGTAAACCCAAATAATAGAGATTATAAAATATATCTTGATTGGGTAGCTGCTGGAAATACCATAGCAGAAGCAGATTAATTGTTGGAAGTAAAGTAAAATTAGGTTAGAAAAAATCTTATAAATAGAATTGACACAATATAATGTCATAGACATGAAACTTAATTGAAGGAGAAAAAAATGTCAGAAGTTATAAACATAAACGGAACAAAGTACACAGAGGAAGATTTTAATGACGAACAAAGGTATCTCTTACGTCAAATTCGTTCCTGTAAAACAAAGGCTGCACAACTAACATTTGATTTAGATCAAGTAAAAGTTGCAGAACAAGCATTTACACAGGGGTTCTTGGTTTCAGTTGAAGCAGAAAAAGAAAAAGAAGAATCTACTGAGGTAGAAAATAAAGAAGAAAGTGAAGTGGTAGTATCCTAATCTTTCTTATAAATAGTAGACACAAATGGGAAGAAAAATATGTCAGCAATCATAACAGAAAAATTTAGACAACACAACGCAGGGAACTTTTTTGAATCGTTCTCTGAATCGTCTGCTAATGTTTATTACTTAATGATTGGGAAGGCAACTCCCTTTACATCAGGAACTTCGGGGGGAACAGATAGTTCTCCCCCTACTCCTGCTGATGATGTTTCTACTGAATTTTATACTTGGGATTCTACAGTTGCATTAAAGAATATTACATCTAGTGATGTATCTTATGCACTTCCTAGAAGGGATTGGGCAAACAGTACCACATATGATATGTATGATGATAACATAAGTTCATCAAATGCAGCCACATCTGGTGCAACAAATCTTTATCAATCCACATTCTTTTTTCGCACATCTGATAACAGAGTCTATAAAGTATTAGACAATAACGGTGGAACTGCGTACAGTGGTACTGAACCTACGTCTGAATCAACATCACCTTTTGCATTGGGTGGTTATGTATTGAAATATATGTATACCATTACTGCATCAGAACAAACAAAATATCTTACTGCTGATTTTATACCAGTATCAACTGACAGCACAGTAAGTGCAGCTGCGGTTGATGGTAAGATTGAAAGTTTACAAATAACTGCTGGTTCTGGTTATACAGACGGAACGTATTATGCAGCTGTATATGGTGATGGAACAAGTGCAGGCACATCCTCTGGTGCAATAGTTTCTATTGTTATTTCTAGTGGTGCAATTGTTTCTTTTGGATTAACTGCTGGAACGGACACATCAATTCATGATGGAGGAACTGGATACACATTCGGTACAGTCAATCTTGCATCTGGTTATACATTTTCTGATGCAGCTTTAACATCTGCTTCCTCTGTAGGAAGTGGTACAGGTGGTGCAGTAACAGTTGTGATTAGTCCAAAAGAAGGACATGGAAATGATGCAGTAGCTGAGTTGGGTGGTCATTATGTAATGATGCGAACAGTTTTAACTGGTGCAGAGGGAGATGATGTACTAACAGGAAATGACTTTAGAAATATTTCTCTTGTTATAGACCCAACAACTTTTGGAACTTCTACCGTTGCATCAGCAACAACTCATCGCCAAGTCTATGCACTAAAACTAACCTCAGTATCAGGAACATTTACTGCTGATGAAAAAATAACCCAAACATCTACTGGTGCAATAGGTAAAGTAGTAGAATGGGATAGCACACTTTCAATTCTATATTATCAACAAGAACGATTTGGAGATTTTGGAACGAACAGCACTACTGGTGCGTTAGTCGCGTTCTCTGGTGCAAACGCAGTCACAGGTGCATCTTCTAGTGCAACTGGAACTCCAGACTCAACCGCAGACAGCGCAGTAACACTTACTAACTCAAATACTATCACGTTTACTAATGGATATGCTAATCCAGAACTTGAACCTGACAGTGGAAATATTATATACCAAGAAAATAGGAAACCGATAGGTCGGGCAACAGATCAAACGGAAGACATCAAACTTATAGTGGAATTCTAGTATGGCTCAGAAAACAGATTTAAACGTAGCTCCTTATTATGATGACCACGATGGTGCGAATAATTATGTAAGAACTTTATTTCGCCCTGGCTTTGCGATACAGGCTAGAGAGCTTACACAATTACAGTCGCAACTACAACATCAGATTGAACAGCATGGAACTTTTATGTTCAAAGAGGGGTCGATGGTTATTCCCGGCGCTGTCTCTGTTAACACTAAGTACTACTCTCTTAAATTAGCATCACAGTTTGCTGGAGAGACAGTTGACCCATCTCAGTATTATAATGCAACAACTCCTGTAACAATTACAGGAGCAACAACTGGCGTTACTGCAAAAGTTATTGGGTTTGCAGCTGCAACCGCAACAGACCAACCAACACTTTTTCTTAGTTATGAAAAAACTGGAACAGATACCGCAACAACTGTTTTTGCAGACGGAGAAAATATTTCATCATCTGCTGGAGTGACACACACAAGTACATATGCTACTTCAGCTGCATCTGCAACAACATTTACCTCAGCATTTAGTGTTGCGAAAGGTTCGACCACTGCACAACTTCAAGGTTCATTGGGGCCAGCATCTGCGGTAGGTTCTGCCGCTGTCATTCAATCAGGTGTTTATTATATTCGTGGTTTCTTTGTAGAATGTTCAGAAGAAACATTAGTTCTTGAAAAATATTCTACAGGATCAAGTTATTTGATTGGGTTCACAGTAACAGAAAATATTGTTACGCCTGAAGGAACATCTAGTCTTTTAGACAATGCAACAGGTTCTACAAACTTTGCAGCGAAGGGCGCACATCGACTTCAATTTTCTCTTGCACTTGCAAAATATGCGAGAGATGCAACAATACCTACTAACTTTATTCAGTTGATAGATTTAAAAGACGACAGAGTTATTTCTAAGGTTGAAAGAGAAAATTTAAATATTATAGGAAAAACTCTTGCAAGAAGAACTGCTGATGAATCTGGAGATTACACTGTTAAAGCATTTGGTGTTGTCGTTAGAGAAAGTGCAGATTTAAATGATGAAGTTGGTGTGTACACAGAAAATGATACCACCGACGATGGAAATACCGCAACTAATGATTTGTTAACTTTACAAGTTTCAACTGGTAAAGCTTATGTTAAGGGTTATGAGGTTGAAAAAATATCTCCAACATTTAAAGACCTTAATAAAGCTAGAGATTTTGCAACAGTAAACTCTGGCATTACACAGTTTGATTTAGGAAATTTTACAATTGTTAATAATGTGTATGGTACTCCTGATATTACAGCAATAACTGACGAGTCAACTGCGTTTAAGACTGTTGCTCTTTATGGAGCTAAAACATCTACTAGAGGTAGCGCTCCAGCTGGGGTAGCATGTATTGGTCAATGTCGTATACGAGCATTTGAACCAACTGGTTCAACAGGAGAAATTGGTTCTGTTAATGCACAATATAAAGCATATCTTTTTGATGTAAGAATGTTTACATACATCACTTTAAGTGGTACTCCTAGTGCATCATTAACTGCTAATTTTACTCAGGGCGCAAAAATTACTGGTTCAACATCTGGCGCAACTGGATTTGTTGTTAATAATAGTGATATTAATGCAACTACAAATGACGGACAATTGGTTGTAATGAAAACTTCTGGAAGATTTTCTAACGGTGAAACATTTACTGTTTCAGATTCGACAGAAGGTGATAAGATTGTAGAAACTGCTGGTAATGTGGATATAACAATGGTTGCTGCAAACGGCGAAGATGCAGATAATACTCACACCTTTCAACAAGTTAGTTCTATGGTAATGTTAGATGACACCTCCGCTCAAAACTTTACTGCTGACATAGTGAAAACAGAAGTTAAGAATACAACGGATCGAAAACAAAATCTTGTGATTAACTCAATCACTGGTGGTTCAGATGATGGTCGTGTTGTTTTGGGTGGTGATGAAAGTGGTGATAATGCTGAATATTTTGGAAGTGGTACAGGTGGTATCATACTTGAAGGTGGCACATCAGCTACTTTTGCAGAAATTCAAGATACCGATAAAGTTAGTTTATTAGAAAAACTTCCTAAAGAAAATATTAAAAGAACAACTACTGCAGCTAATGTTGCAGCTGGAACACGCGATACACAATATACACTTCGCAGACAGTTTATCGGAACAACAGATGGTTCTGGTGTAGTAAGTTTTACTACCGCTGGTTCAGAAACTTTTGCTGCACACGCAGAAAAAGATTATGTAATGTCAATTCTTACTGCTGGTGATGGTACTGGTGTTGCTGGAGATTTGGTTAGTGTTTCAGGCAAAATAGCTGGAACAGGTTCTATTCAAATAACAATTACTGATGACACTATTCTTGGTGATAGCGCAAAAGTTAAACTGATTGCAACTATTCTTAAAACAAATGTAGTTCCAAAAACTAAAACAACAGTTTTAATGAAACAATTAAAAGTTGCAGTTGGAGCAAGTGATGCGTATGGAACGCGACCTAGTGATCCAGAAATATCTCTTGGTCGTGCAGACGCATTTAAACTTGTAGCAGTTTACGATTCTCAAACTACATCAGATGCTGCACACCCAACCATGACGGTATCTTCAGTTGTTGGAACATTTCAACTTGGAGAAAAAATAACTGGTGCAACTTCAAAAGCAACTGCAAGACTTATTGGAACAGCAAGTCCACTTGGGTTTGTGCAACAGACAGGAACATTTACTGCTGGCGAAACGATTACAGGAAAGTCCACAGGAGCAACTGCAACTATTGGAACACTAACTGTTGGTGATACTGTTATTACAAGTAGATATCTTCTTGATACAGGCCAAAGAGATTCGTTCTACGATATTGCAAGAATAGTAAGAAAGAAAGGTAGAGCAGCTCCAATTGGAAAACTATTAGTCATATACGATTACTTTGAACATAGTGCTGGAGATATGTTCACAGTAGAGTCATATACTGACGTTGCAGGGCAAATGGAATATGATGATATTCCAATATATACTGCATCAAAAGTTGATACCGAAGACCCAAATCCAAGTGGCGAATTCCCACTTCAAGATGCTTATGATTTTCGTCCAAGAGTCGATAACATTACAGGTGCATCTGCTACTCAATCAACAGTAGATGAAATAACAGGAAACTCATTTAACTTTTTTGAAAGAAGTTATTCGGGAACTGGCGGTTCGACTGTTGATATTCCAAAACCTGGCTCTTTTATTCAAAGTGATTTTGAATATTATTTGTCTAAATTTGCCTCGTTGTTGCTTACTTCAGAAGGAGATTTTGAAATAATAGAGTCTCCATCAGCAGAAAACCCACAACTACCAAAAACTCCAGATGATGCAATGTTGATTGCAACAATGCTTGTTCCAGCATATACTTTCAAACCACAAGATGTTACAATACGAAAAGTAAATCATAGAAGATATACTATGAGAGACATTGGTAAGATTGCTGGTCGTTTGGATAATATTGAATATTCTACTGCGTTATCTTTATTAGAAAGAGATGCAGAAAGTTTTGAAGTTCCAGATTTTGCTGGGTTTAACCGATTTAAATCTGGGTTTATGGTTGATAACTTTAAAGGACATAGAGTTGGTGATGTTGCTCATAGAGATTACAATAACTCTATGGATTTTGAAAATGGAGAGTTGCGACCTGCTCATAGGTCAAAAGGTATTAGTTTAATAGAAGCTGCAACTACTGACGCTGTAAGAACTTCTGTTGGTTATCAAAAAACAGGAGATTTAATTACACTCCCATATAGCTCTCAAACAGTTTTATCACAACCACTTGCAACAAGATTAGAAAGAGTTAATCCATTTCTTACAGCTACTTGGATTGGTCAAGTAAGTCTAACTCCTAGTTCGGATACATGGTTTGAAACTGATGTTCTTCCAGACCTTATAGTTAACAGAGATGGTGATTATGATGCAGTTTTAGCAAGAGAAAGAAATAATCTTGGAACTGTTTGGAACGCATGGCAAACTAATTGGTCAGGTGTTGTTGAATCATCATCAGAGTTTTGGTGGGAAACTCGTAGGGGTGGACGAGGAACAACAGTTCGTGCTCAGAGACAACGAACTACAAATAGTGTAAGAACAGACCAATCTAGAACTGGTGTTAGTACCTCTGTTGCACTTCGTGTTGATAGAGAAAATCAGGGAGAAAGAGTACTCTCGGTAGCTGCAATTCCAACAATGAGGGCAGTTACCATAAAATTCTTTGGGGGTGGTTTCAAACCCAATACAAGACTATATCCGTTTTTTAATAAACGAGATGTTGGTCAATTTTGTTATCCTTTTGCAGATCAATCTGAAAGTGGAGCTGAACCAGCTGCATCAACTCTTGTGCAAGGAACTAATATTGTTACCGATGCTGTTGGTAATGCAAAAGGAAGATTACATATACCAGACCCTAAAGTTGCAGGCAATCCACAATTTACAACAGGGGAGTTAGAATTTAAATTAACTTCAAGTTCTACTAATAAAACAGTTGGATCAGCAACAGAACCTGGCACAGAAGGTAGTGCAATATTTGCAGCCACTGGTCTTTTAGAAACAAAACAAACAACAATTATTTCAACAAGAAATGCTGAGGTTTCTAGAAATGTTGTAAATCAAACTACATCTACAACTACTGAAACAACTAATACAAGAACTGTTCGAAGTATTCAGCAGTGCGATCCAGTTGCTCAAACATTTTCACTTCCAAAAGCATTTACAGCTGCAGACGGCACACAGAATTCAAATGCTACTGGTAGATTTATTACTTCCGTTGATGTTTATTTTGGTGCAAGGGATGAAAATGTTCCTGTTACTATGGAAATTAGAAATACTGTCAATGGATATCCTGGGCCAAAAGTAATACCTTTCGGTAGAGTTATAAAATCAGCTGCTGATATAAATGTATCTGCTACTGGTGCAACCGCAACAACATTTACTTTTCCATCTCCTGTTTATGTCGAAACAGAAACAGAATATTGTGTTGTTTTAATATCATACACACCAGACCATAAGGTGTGGATTGCACGAATGGGTGAAGATGATATTGTTTCTGGTAATACAGTTCAAGACCAACCATCATGGGGTATTTTATTTAAGTCTCATAATAATACTGGTTGGGCAATATCCCCAATGGAAGATTTAAAATACACACTTAACTGTGCTGAATTTAGTACAACTACTGGAATTTGCACACTTACAAATGATGACGTTCCAGTTGCGATACTAGAAGATGACCCAATTGTTATTACAGATGCAGATAACACGATAAAAGTTAAACATCGAGATCATCATATGTATGATGTTGTTAATAATGTGACGATTGCTAAAGTGGCGTCTGGATTGACAACAACTTTGAATGGTGCGATTACTAGTACTGCGACAACACTAACATTAACAAGTGGAACTAACTTCGGAAATACCTCTGGAATTTATAACAACACTACTGGCGCAGCTGGTGGATTCTGGTTCATCAAAATTGGTGATGAGGTTATGAAGTATAACGCAATTACTAGTGCTGCGGTATCTGGACTTCAACGTGCAGAAGAAGGAACTGCAGCCGCTCACGCTGATGGTGCGACAGTTGAATTTTATCAGTTGCATAGAGTGCCTCTTACAGAAATAAATAAAACACATACATCTGTTGCAAATGTAGGAATTGATAGTTATACGTTTGAATCAACAACAACACCTGATGTTGGAACTAGTGGTGTTGCTCAAGTTGGTGGTAGTGTTGCAACCGCAACTGAAAACGCATTGATGGATTATTTTACAACAAACATTGCAACATTAGAATTCCCTAACACAGCAATAGACGCTGATGCGTTAGTTACTACTGGAACAAGTCCAGCTGGTTCTCAATCGTCATATCTAAATACTAGAAATGATGAATCTATTAGTCCAATAGATTTTGCACTGAATGATAATTACGAACTTGATAAACCGTATATTATTGCTTCTGCGATTAATGAAACAAACGAACTTGCTGGAAGAAAATCTTTAGAGGTAAGACTCAGTATGAGTTCAACTACTTCTGCACTTTCTCCTGTTATTGATACAGGAAGAATGGGCATAGTAGCAGTTGCAAATAGAATAGATAATATTGATTCATCATCTGATGTTTTCCCAACTACAGATTTTGTGTCATCAACTCAAAATGAAGGTGACAACAATGCTGCTATCTATCTTACCAAACAAGTTAATTTAGAACAAATAGCAACAAGCCTAAAAGTTATAGTGGATGTTCATAGACCATCAACTTCAGATGTAAAAGTTATGTTTAAGTTGTTGAAAGCAGACGAGTCAACAGATTTTGATGATGTTGCTTTTGAATTTTTTAATAGTGATGGTTCACCCGACACAACTGTTGCTCCTGCAACAACTAGAACATCATTTACTGAACAACAATATACTGCTGGAATTAACAATGACGGCACAGAATCAGGGGAACTAGGTGATTTCTCAGGATTTCAAATTAAGATCGTTATGCAAGGAACAAACTGTGCAACTCCACCTAGACTTAAAGATTTACGAGTCCTAGCATTGGCAACATAATCATGGATACTACTATAAAACAAGTAGAAGGATTTCCAGACTTAGTAAAAAATATGAAAACTGGGGCGGTTATCAATACAAACCACGATGCATACGCAGCTGCAAAGAAAAGAGCAGCTGCAGCACAAGCACAAAGAGATGAAATACGCAACACTACAAGAGAGATAAATAACATAAAGTGCGAAATGCACGAGATAAAAAATCTCCTAACACAACTAGTGAGTAAACAATAATGGCCCTACTATCGACACAAGTACTTCCTGATAATACACTTGAAGAATTTCGAATCGAGTTTAATAAACTCGTTACTGACGTATCAGGTTTATCATTAGGAAATACTTTTGACACTCAAATAATTTTTGAAGGTACAACAGCTGATACCTTTGAAACTTCGATTAGTGTTACTGACCCAACCGCAGATAGGTCTATTGTATTTCCAAATGCTTCTGGTAATGTTCTTTTAGACAGCACAAATATTGCTCTTGGTGATAATGTAGAGATTCAATTTGGCGATGGTACAGATTTAAAAATTTACCATGACGGTTCAAACAGTATCATAAGAGATAACGGCACAGGTTCATTATTTTTAGAGGGTAGTGTTGTTGCTATTCGTAATGCAGCTAGTGACGAAACAATGGCACAGTTTACACAAGACGGTGCGGCCGCTCTTTACCATAACAATGTTGCAATTCTTGCTACAGCGGCTACTGGTATTAGTGTAACTGGAGATGTTACTGCAACAGACGATTTGATCCTCAATAGTGATAATGCTGCAATACAGTTTGGTGCAGACGCAGATGTTACACTTACTCATTACCATAATGCAGGTCTAACATTAAAGAATACAAATACTAGTGATGATAGCACAATTGTACTGTTACTTGCAACTGGCGAAACGGATATTCAAGCTTCTGACACATTAGGAAGAATTGAATTTCAAGCACCAGACGAAGGAACAGGAACAGATGCAATTCTCCTTGCTGCTAGCATATCTGCAATTTCAGAAGGAGACTTTAGTTCTTCTAATAACGCAACTAAATTAAGTTTTGCGACAGGAGCATCTGAAGCTGCAACTGAAAAAATGTCTTTAAGTTCTGCTGGATTGCTTACTGTAAGTGGCAGATTAATTACAGATGACACAACCGCTGCAACTTCCACAACTGATGGTTCATTACAAACTGACGGTGGATTGTCTGTTGCTGGTGATGCAGTTATTGGTGATGACCTTTTACTATTAAGCGATGGCGCAATTATTAATTTTGGTGCTGATAGTGAAGTCACATTAACTCACGTTCACAATGACGGACTATTACTTAATACTGATATGCAACTCCAGTTTAGAGATAGTGCGATTAATATTAGGTCAGATGCAGATGGTGATTTAGATATTAATGCTGATGACGAAATAGAATTAAATTCAACTTTAATAGACATTAATGGTAACGTAGATATTTCTGGTACAACAGTATCGGCAGGAAAGATTACCGCAGACGCAGGTATAGACATTGACAACATCACTATTGACGGAACAGAGATTGATTTATCTAGTGGTAATTTAACTTTAGATGTGGCAGGTTCGATTATCCTCAATGCAGATAGTGGTAGTATAAATCTTGCAGATGATAGCACTACATTTGCTGAACTGGTTAATTCATCTAGTGATTTTATTGTTAAATCTTCTCAAAACGATAAAGATATTATATTCAA